CTTTTAAACGCATGTTAATCATAAACTCATGATTCATTAACTCTTTTTTCAAATTAACTTCTTGCATTAATCTTTCTAACTCAAATTTACTTTTAGCTTGCTCTAATTGTAGTTTTTGTTGAGTTAACGCTTGTTGTTTTTCTACCTCTGCTTGCGCTGCAACTTGTTGAGCCTGAGCATTGGCTTGAGCTTGAGCTTGTATATTTTGTTGCTGAGCTGCTTGATCAGTCTCCATTTTCTTTTTACGTCTTATTTTCAAAAGCTGATTAGCTAACTTTACATTTTTAATTTCTCTTAAATCTATAGCATCTTCAAGATCTATAGTTTGTTGAGTCAATGCCATTTGTATATTATTCTCTAGCATTTGCTTTTGTTCTTCATCTGGTGCTAGCTCTATAAATATACCAAAATCATATAAATGTAGTTCAGTTAGTTCATCAAGTGTAGCTACATTATGCGTACCGATGCTTTGGATAAATGCGTTTTTAGTCGGTGAATATTCTAATATGTCTGATATTCTTAATGAAACTTTTTCTGCAGTTTCAGCTGTTAAGAATAAACCACTTTGTAGTATATGTCTTGTAGCTGTATTACTGTTCGCTGCTGCTATTTTTTGAACACCAACTAACGAGTCTTTTGAAGGTGTGCTAGCATCTCTAGCTTCATTTAACCCGGTCACGTCTCTTATCATTTGTAGATAATAGTTATACGTACCTATCAAGCTTTGCATTTTAGCACTACCAGCACTGTTTTGTATTTCTTGAATAGGTATTTTACCTGGATTCATATCACCATCAGATGTAAATGATCTACCAATAATACTACCAGTTTGGAAGAACATATTTAATGCTTCTTGTGGATTATAGTTTGTACCATTACCTAAATCAATTTCAGCTAAACCATCAGCATCTAAATAAACACCATCTGGCACTAATCTAGACATTACTTGCTGTAGCTTTAAGTGAGTTAGCTGTATCATATCAGCAAAACCAGTTATTCTACCTACTAAACTTTCTATACGACCCTTATACATTCTAGGCGCACATATACTATAATTCATTTGAACTTTAGTGTAATCACTTTTTGGCCTTAGCATGTTTTTAGCTAATCCCCACTGTAACATTATTTCAGTACCTAAAACTAAAGCACCTTCATATAATACTTCTAGTGATTTTTCTAGTTTACCAAATCTTTGTTCTAATGCATCATTAATAACTGGGTTCCAGTCACCTTCTTTAACTATAATTTTACTAGCACCAGTTGCAGTTTCTTTTACTTTATAAACCTCATTAGCGTAGGTTTTGTAATTAAAATATAAAATCTGTACTTGGTTTTTATCTAGTTGGTTTTGCTCTGTTAAACTTCTATTATAAAAGCCACTATTTTGAAAACCTTGACCAGTTATTTTTTCTAATTGATCTTGTGTAAGATTAGGAAAAGCTTTTTTAAGTTCGTTTACTGGTACACTTTTAACTTCACCTACATAATATATGTCATCAAAGTAAGGCGATTCAGTGTAAGAATAAACCAAATTAGCAGGATCTACATAATCTACTTTAATACCTTCTGCTTTTGAAAATGTTGTTTTAACACAACCTATACCTAAAACAGTTAAATCGTAATTAACTCTACGTCTAGTTAAATCATATTTATTACCGTTTAACACAACGTTTATAGCTTGCTCTTCTGCCAACTCTACAGCTTGTTTGTATGTAAGCTGCATATGTAGCTCTAATTCTTCTTGCGAGTCTGGTAGTTTCTCAGGGTCATTTTCAGTTATCTCTACACCAAAATTATCTTTAGCAAATTTAGATATATCTTTAGTTCTCATGTCTCTTAACACAGACTCCATATACTTAGTTCTCTTACTCATACCGTAAGGATCTTGTGTATATGTTTTTATATCAAAAGCTCTTTCAGATATACCGTTTACTACTATATCTACAAACTTAGGTATAATAGGTACTGGTTTCCAATCAAGATTAAGATACGATAAATCACCGTTAATTGATAATTCATCTTTATATTTTTGTATAGATTGTTCACCTCTAGCATATAGTCTTAATTTATGAAACTCTGTTTGATTACCAAAAAACCTGTTAGTGCCTGAGTCTCTTTTGAACCACTCGCTCTCAATGGCTTTAGCCACCTTGAGCCCGTAGTCATCACTCATTTTTTCTAAATCACTAACGATTTGACTTGGAAAGTATCCTTTAGTAACTGCCTCAGCCATATTAATTATTTATTAGTTTTGATCTTACACCAGAATTTTTGTATCTAGCAAAGTTTAAATTCAATTTTTGTTTTTGCACTTCAGCATTAGGTCTATATAAATGTCTATTACAAGCCATTATAGCCAAACCAGAGCTTATTGATGCATCGTATTTTGTTCTATTGTTTATGTCAAACTTAGCCCAATCTTGCAAAGTTTCATTGAAATATATATTACCAGCATCGCCATCGTGTTTTAAACCAACATGATCCTGTATGTACATTTCAATTGCAGCAGCATGCGCTTGTTTAACATCTTCGCTAGAGTTTGGTATACCACCAACTTCTTTTTCTGCTGTAGATAATTTGTTCCAAACCTTATCAGGTCTGTTCATGGAGTAACCTCTGTAACCACGTCTTCTTAAATAATACAACAATCTAGGTTTGTTGTTTTCAGCTAATAACGGCATTCCATAAAAATGCAAAGCCATTAATACATCTTCAAAAAACATATCAGCTGTATCAGGTCTAGCTATGTACTCTAAAAAGAAATGATTAGGAGGTACGTCCTCCATACTAAATTTTGTTAAACCATGCAAAGCACCTTTGGAACCTTTACCGTCAACAGTACCTGATATATCGTAACTGTCGCAACCGAAAGCACCTAAATGTTCGTTGCCTGGGTATTTTTTACCGTTTTTAATTATAACGTTATTTTGTAATCTACTGGGTGGAAACCAACTAACGTTAAATCTACCATTTTGATTTGGATAAAATATAACTGTTTTGTCTTTAACACCGTTTAACCATTGAAAACTACCTCTTGTTACTGAGTTTTCATTATTTAACTCTTCGTTATAATCTATTTGCTCGTATATTTTTGATAAATTAAATATACTATTTTTTGTTTCGTCTCTGAAAGCGTGTTCTTCAGTTCTAGGAAACTGTCTATAAAATTCATTTAAAGCGTCTCCGTCGTTTTTTAAACCATCAACTTCATTTTGCCAATGCTCTAATATACCAGTATCTATGATCTCCCCATAAGGCCCTTCAATTTCTGTCTCTGGCGTTTCGAATACAGGTAATCCAAAAGAATCAATGAATCCTTCGTAGTTCCATTCCATAGGTATGAACAAGCTATATAGTCCTGAGCTAGTCTGTCCATTGCGGTTTCGTTTTGTGACATCTGAATCTTTATAAAGTTTCTTAAAATTATCACCTCCTTTATCTAACGCGTTTGATGTTGATCCCATCATACACTTACCTATAACTCTACTACCTAATCTAAGTGTTGTTTTAGTAACGCGCCAATTGTTTAAGATGTTGTTGGGTCTTTCCCATTTACCACTTTCATCATGAACTAATAGTTTTAATTTTTCACCATCATAACTATTATCACCAGTGTTCTTCCAGTCTATCGTGGTATCGAGTCCAGTAAGTTCTTCGGGCCGATCAGTCGTGGACGTGATGTTCCTTCTTGTGAGTTTGGACGCTGGTACTCTATATGCCAACTCTGTTTTGGGACGATCCATTCCGTCTTGTATCGGTTTGAAAAAGAACGGATAATTGACCGATATTGGTACGACTTTATCTGTGAACATTTTTTTGGCATCCGGTCCAGATTTGGACAATATGCCGAATCGTGAATCGGAACTAATAGTTGCTTGATTAACAACTTCTCCTGATGCCATAAACGAAAATCCTGATCTACGATTTTTAAGATAGCACATACCATAACTCCTTCTGTCTGCTTTGCAAGCTTCCCAGAATATATAGAATAATCTGTTTGCTTCCCTAAAGTCTGGTTTGCCAACGTCAATTTTACTCCACTGCAAGTACATATAGTGAGTGCCAGTAATATAAGTAGGAACACCTTTGTTGTAAAACCAAAAACCTTCCTCACGTTTTTTAAATTCGTTTTCAATGTAATCTATGTATTTACTTTTAAAATCACTTGGATACTCTTTCCAATCAAATATAGTTTTTATTCTACTTAATTCTTTTGGATATTCAGTTACTTGCCATTTGTCACCCTCAAACTTATAAACATCTTTAGGTACTTTAGGTAATGCGATCTTTAAATTTTGTATTTCAAGAATATCACCTATCATACCTGTTTTGCTAATTACAATAATATCATTTTCTTTATTGTAACCGTACTCCCACTTTTTAGACTTATTAAGTCTTTTTATGGTATTTATTTTTACAGGTTCTACAACCTTATATAGCTCTTGCTGATACATTATTTAGATTTTCTTTCAGCAAAACCAGAAAAAGACTTTTGTTTCTTTTCTTCTTTAACTACACCATTAAGCATATCTTCTTCGTCTTTTATTCTGTTTAAAATTTCGAAGGCATCGAATATGGCTAGTTTTTTAGTAGCAGCAGCGTTCTTGAGTCTGTCGGCTGACACGTCATCTTCTGTTTCAACGATAGGTTCTTTTGCAACTTTAATAAGCTCTTTAACCGCTTCATGTCCAGCTTGGATTATACTCTTTTTCGTCTCCTTGATATTCATACTTTATAGTTAAATTTTTAGATCTAACTCTATAAAGTCTTTCTCCATTTATAACAAATTCGTATTCGCTAGTAGGTGTAAAACCTACAAGATCACCTTCGTTAACACCTGTCAACTCAGGATCTTTATGCTTTAAAATACCTTTTAATGGTTTTTCTTTATTTAGACTAAATATATTATTAGATTCTATTGGCTTTACAAAACAGTAACCTTTTGTAGGTATCCATTTTACTATTTTTTTATAAGCGAAAATTTGATCAGGAGAGCACAAATAATTGTTATCGTTAATATATGCCCTTCCGTTTTTTTCGTCTCCTCTAATGTCATGATAACGCCTAAAAACGTTATGATGTACAACAACTTCATCACCAACACATATTAAGCTATTATCACTTTGCTTTGGAGTTGCTTTTACAACAGCTATTCTGTTTACGTTTTGATGTGTAAATATTTGAGTATTGGTTATAAGCTCTACACCATCAATATCTTTTTTATTATTGTACCTTTCATTATTATAAGGTTCAACAATATAATCAAATATACTTTGCATTAATACTCTAAGTTATATTCTACAGATACAGCCATGTTTTTATTAAAATCTTTCCAAGGCAATATCTCGTTGTTTTTAGATATATAAACACTAAACTTATCGTTTTCTTCTATTATACTGTCTATAATATGACCACCATACACTTCCTGACCTACAGAATAGTGCATGGCGTCATTTTTATAGTCTTTACCAACACTAATCTTTCTGATCAGTTTCATTTTCCATTTCTTTAATAGTACCATCAACGACACTAATACTTACCCTACCATACTCTTCTTCAAGTTCTACTTGAAATTCGTTTAGTTCTTTTTTGAAACCAGGTAGCATACCAATGATTTCATACTTTTGAGCTTCAAGTCTACCTAATTGAGTTTCAGCTGAGTTAATTTGATTAACTAAACCTTGCAATTTAGTTAATTGTTCGTCTTTGATTTTTAAATCTTTAGTTTTTGCCATTTTATTAAATTTAAATTAAACTTTATTTTACTTTTATATTATTACGCTATTTACACTTTTTTTAACTATTACGAGAACACTATAGATCTTGTAGCGCCAGAGCTAGTTCCAAACGGATTAGAATATACAAACTTATACTTTTGGCTACCTGAAGTAGTAAAGCTTGATGAGCTACCTTGATTTTGACCATTTATAGATAGCTGATTCCATGTAGGTGGCGTACCGTAAAAATAGATTCTTAAATAA